ATCGTACAATCTCTATAGAGTAAACATTGTCAGGTCCATCTGGAAACACCCGTAGAACCTTAAAGCCGAGATACTTTGCTAGATTAACTAACGCAGTATTTTCAATGTCAATAGTTGTCCACAAAAATGAACGGTTGATATGCTCCATAAGAGCTTTACCAAATCGTACAGTTGTTCGTGGATTTTCTTTCACTTTGTTTGTCATTTGGATCCATACATAGTTGTCGTCAGACACACCGTATGCTCCATAAAGACTCCCATCTGGTCCATAGATAAGATAGGAGTCATCATAATACATATACAAAGCTAACGAAAGGATAGGATGTTGTCCTACCCTTTCAAAATCTTGCAAACCTCGTGCTAACATATCAGGTGTTAACACAGGTACATCATCAATAGTTGCTGGCTTAAAGGTGAAACCACGGGTGGATGTAGTCATTAGGCGCGTCTATAGAAACCTGTGTTATACTTGCCTTCCCAATTCAAACTCAAGATGCTGACTGGCAAAGCCGTGTCACCAATAATCCGAATTGAAAGGTTTTCATTACGTTGATAAATCGGTACAGTGTGGACTGCATCTGCAGACATGTTCACATTGTTTAGATTGTAAGCATAAGGAGCAACTGCTTCGATAGTATTGCTCCATTCAGGACGACCAGTAATCGAAATATCATATTTAACTGGACCACTAAGACCAGTAGATACTTTAATCCGATGGATGATCAAATCAGAAGTAAAGTCAGAAACAGCTGTTTGATTCTCGGATTTACTAACATAGAACTTAGGAAGCTCAACTTCCATACTATAGTTGTAACCGATAATCAAATCACGTCCACGATAATCCCCGTCAATATCAACGTAATAAGCGCCTGCAGAGCCTTCTACGGTGGCTGTAAGCAGCGCTCCTACGGATGCACTGGTTAAGGCATCATTAGCGCCAATATAGCGCCCCAGAAGGACGATATAGAAGGTTCCTGCAGCAATCTCTTCGTACGGAAGATAGATGCGAGTTACGTCAGAACCATCACCATCTGGATCATATTCTCGATAAGGATTAATACTCCAAAGATCTAAGCACACATCTGTCTTTTCACCAGTTGGAAGAGTCAGGTATCCCTCTTCACTAGCTTGTGTTAGATCATAAGATTGTACATAAACACTTGTTCCGCTGCTTACAACAGCATAGTAAGTACTTACGTCAAAGAATTGATCTAGCAGATTACCAGTTAAAACCCATTTATACCAAGTAGAAATAGATCGTTGTTCACCTTGTTGTAAAAACTTATACTGATAAATAGTATTGCTTCCAACGGTTCCAAGAGAAACAATAGAAAGAGCAGGAGAAGAAATCATTGAATCCACAGTTTGTGGAATCAGTTCTGGTACAATTTTTGTCTGCTCATACATAAACGGAGGAGACGTGGTGTTAATACTAAACAACTCATACAGTCTAGTGTACAAAGGTGTTTTAGAAATAAACGCCAAGCTTGTACCCAAGGTCACTGCCTCAACGTTTCTATCACACTCATAAGATGATAGCTCGTTAATCTTGGAAGTATTGGGACTAAGAATATCTGAATCAGTACTTAGGATAAACTGCTCAGTATCACTAAACAGTACCAGGCCAACACTGGTAGGACGGACATAACGGAGGTTAACTGGTTTAATGGACGAAGCCGAAATATCAATTGGATCATCGTCGCTAACAGTTAGTGCAGTAGTTGCCCAAAAATTAAAATAGTTACCAGCACGACTTAGAACAACGGTTTCCCCAGACAAAAATCCAAGACGATTTCTGTAAAAGAAAACATTGCTAATTGTACTGTTTACAAAGCTCGGAGAAGGGTTGGTCTCTTCATCGCCAATATCTCGGTCACCCCAAGTAATAGGATCAAAAGAAAAAGATCCATCAGCTTGGCGAACCAATTGATGTGGCATCGTGGTAGGATCAAACTGATAAGCTAGTTCCCAACCATTTGATTCTTCCCATGTCCCTGGACCGTATGTTCCACCACTATCAGTTACAAAGTTGACGTACATATCATCAACGTCAATGTCAAGGCTATTAACAACTTTGACTTTGAAACCGTTCTTACATTGCAATGGAAGGTTGGCAACTGTTGGAGTAGTATCTTGGAAGACGAACATAGCGTCTTCTGAGGGAGCACCAACTACTGAAATACTGAAATCAGCAGTACAGCTAATATAAAGTCCGGGACCAACTGCTGTAGCCGAATAAGTTTTACCACCAAAGGTTTGACCATTTAGATCACCAACCAAATCAGAAACAATTTGATCTACATCACCACCTGAACCAGCATTGTAACTGGCCCGTTCTGTACCATCTAAATAGATTTTATAATGACCAGTACCTACAACCCTAATAACCACAAACGCTTCATTAGGTTTTGCAGCCGTTTTATCAACAGTATCAGTTAACAGCTCAACCGTTTTTGCTTTATTAAGAACAAAAGTATAATCGTTAAGCGTTAATAGTTCAATGTCTTCAGCGGTAGCACCGTGTAAATAATTGGTAGAAGGTAATGTGGTAATTTCGCAATTATCTAATTCAGCTTGATAAGCTGCCAAAGCAACTGCTTCTGCTGCTACTGCATTATCATAATTGGTTTGTGCAGTATTCATTGCAGATTCAGCCGTCGAAAGATCGCCTGAATTAAATTCAGCTGCTACTGTCAAAATGGTTTGGTAGACACGATTACCTTGAGCAGCAAGCAGTGGATGCTCATCCGTGACTTCATTACCTAATGCATAATTAGCAGGTAAGGTAGTGGTAGCTTGAATAACCGCATTGTTATTTTTAACTACATATACACCATTTGCTTTTAACAAGATACCAGAAACAAGGTACTGTTCGATAGAGCTAACAGGATAAGTATAGTTAACCTGAAAAAGTTCTTGTTCAGTACTTGTTTGTCCATCTAGTACTTCCTTGTACGTCGCTTGAGCTTCATGAAGTTCAGCAAGACGTGTAGCAGTTAAATCAACAGCAGCATTATAAGCAGCCAGATCTGCTTTTAAATTAACTAGGTTGCAAGATCCTGGAGCTGCATCACCCATGTCAACAGCACGAGGCGAGCCATCAATTAGACTCCACACTCTAAATGTGTTGTCATCATATTGTGCTACATACTTCTCTTGCTGATCACGTAGAATAGAAAACCACTTACCTGACGTTGAAGCGCCATACAGTTCAGAGATGTATTTACCCCCAGGACGTTTTAGGAGACCTAAAGCATAATCGGGAAATGCATTTACTGAGTCCCTAAGTTGACCAAGGAACTTACGGTTGTCAGGTTGTTGTGAAATTCCTTGCAGTAGGTTCGGAATCCTTTGGGTAATAGTGCTCATCGCATCAGTGCTTGGAAAGGTTGATAGCTATTGTAGTAGGCTCTACCGTCCTGGAACCCAAACATTGTATAATCGCCTTGGTTGCAATCATACTCAATTGCAGCTGCACGAGTATACAATTCTTGCTCACCCAGAAGTTTGAATAGCTCTTGATCGCCTACCATTTTGGTAGCACACATCTTAGCTGCTCTGGCAACAATATAGGATTGAATAGCAGGAGGTACATCAGTAAAGTCAAAATACCAGACAACATCAGCGTAGATGTCCTGAGTAAAAGTATAGGTATGGTTTAACCTATCATAAAGTTTTCCATTACGGCGTACAACGTCATAATCAGATGTATGCTTTCTAAGATTAACATCTATTTGAAGCATGTTGTACGGGTAAATAATTTCTTGTGTAGAGCTGTCAGGAGACAACACATATTCACGTTCAGTATTAAAGATCCAACCTTCAGACTGAACTTGTTTGTTAACTTCCCGGAGAGTATTGAGTACAATGGATACTTCAGGATTCTGTAGATCCAATGTGGTGACAGGTGCCTGTCCCACAGAGCTTAATATTTGATTAACAGCATCCAGTTCGGTGGACACAGCATAAGTAGGAAAGGGCATAGTTACCTATCAGAAGATAAAAAAAAGGGGAGCCGAAGCTCCCCCAGAAATAACCAATTTAAACGATCAACCGAAGGCCGAAGGTGCGGTTTCAGTAGCATACAGCTCAACAGCTGCAGCAGGGTTCAGGTAGTCAGCACCCATGGCGAGACGACCCACGATCACATCACCCTGGTAGATGATGGAAGCGTCGCCGCTGGTGACTTG